GTGGGCAATACCACTGCGACCAACTGGGCGAAGCCGTTGGTGGAGCCGACGTTCATGGCGTCGGAGTTCATTGAACTGTTGAAGCCCCTTACGATCATCGGACGTATTCCTGGCCTGCGTCGGGTGCCGTTCAATATCAAGATCCCGCGCGAGATCACGGCCGCGTCGGTTTCTTGGGTTGGTGAGGGCGCACCGAAGCCTGTCAGCGCGATGGCGTTTGACTCGGTCTCGCTCACCTTTACCAAGGTCGCCGGCATCGTGCCTGTGACAGATGAGTTGTTCCGATTCAGCAATCCTGCGATCGAGACGTTGGTGCGTGACTCGCTGCTGACTGCCGTTGCGCTCTTGACGGATCGTGACTTCCTTGATCCGACCAAGGCGGCGGTTGTGGGTGTCAGCCCTGCATCGATCACCAACGGTGTCGTACCGCATACTGCAAGCGGGACCAGTGCCGACGCACTACGCGCCGACATGGGCTTCTTGCTCGCCAACTATGCTGCGGCCAATATGAGCGTGTCTGGCCTTGTGCTGGTCATGACCTCGCAGCAAGCTATCCGTATCTCCCTGATGCGTACTGCGCTTGGCACCAAGGAGTTTGATGGCATTACTCCGGCCGGTGGCTCATTGGAAGGCATTCCGGTTGTAACCAGCGAGAACATCGTATCCAGCGGTTCGCCGGCTGGCGGGATTATCGTAGCAATCAATGCTCCGGAAATTCTGCTCGCTGACGATGGTGCGGTTCAGGTTGATATGAGCCGTGAAGCTTCTCTCCAGATGGATAGTGCACCTGACAGCCCACCGACAGCCTCGACCATCATGGTCAGCTTGTGGCAGCGTAACATGGTGGCGTTGCGGGCTGAGCGCATGATCAACTGGATGCGTCGTCGCGACGGCGCTGTTCAGTACATCGAGGGCGCTGCCTACGCTTGATCGCCCGCGTAACTCTGGGGTCGGGCAACCGACCCCTCTTTTTATAAAGAGGTAGCCCATGCCTAAAATGATCGCACTAAAGAAGTTCCACTATCCGAGTGGACCGACAGGAAAAGACCATCAACCAGGAGATGATGTTGACGTGAAGACTGATCGTGATGCAAAGGCTCTGCGTCTATTGAAGGTAGCGCAAGATGCTCCGCCAGTTGAAGCGGTTGCGCCGAAGCCTAGCGGCGGCAAGAAAAAGAAAGAGGCAGAAGGATCATACGAGAGCAAACCAATCGAAGCAATTTCTACTACATCCATGGGCGTTGCTCATGATGAGCCGGCGACAACCCCGCGTGCGCGTACTTATAAGCGCGAAGATATGACCGCGGAAGAGAAAAAGTAATATGCGCATCTTCGGCCTCGATCTGTCAATCAAGAAAGCTGCCCCTCCAGGGTCGGAGTTGGCTAGCGGTGATCGTGGCCGTTGGTGGTGGCCTATTATACGTGAACCATATACCGGAGCTTGGCAACGTAATGCCGAGCTCCGTGCGGAAAGCATTCTGGCGATGTACGCGGTCTATGCCTGCATCGAGCGCATCGCCAGTGATGTTGGTAAATGTCGACTCAAGTTGGTTGAACAAGATGGCCATGATATTTGGACTGAAACTGATTCTGGGGCATTCAGTCCGGTAATCCGCAAGCCAAATCATTTTCAGACTCGCATTCAGTTCTGGGAAAATTGGGTTGTTTCCAAGATCACTACCGGCAACACTTATGCGCTCAAGGCGCGTGATGCACGTAGGATGGTTGTTGCGCTTTATGTTTTAGATCCTCAGCGAGTTAAGGTTTTGATCGCGCCGAATGGTGATGTCTATTATGAACTTAATGAGGATTTTCTAGCTGATCTACATCCTAGCAATGATTCTCGTGGCGCATCTATTGTGGTGCCAGCCTCTGAAATTATTCATGATATGTGCACGATCAAGTTTCATCCATTGTGTGGCGTGCCGCCGTTGATTGCTGCAGCTGGTCCAGCTGCACAGTCATTGAGCATTGAAAAGAATTCATCTACTTTCTTCAGTAACAACTCTCGCCCTGGCGGCATCCTTAGCGCTCCTGGTGAAATCAAAGAAGCTCATGCAAAGCGATTGAAGGAATATTGGCAGACTGAGTTCTCTGGCGATAATTCCGGCAAGATCGCAGTGTTGGGCGATGGTCTTAAATTCGAGGCGATGGCAGTCACAGCTGTCAATTCACAATTGGTAGAGCAGCAAGGCTTGAGCGCTAAGATGGTTTGCTCTGCGTTCGGCGTGCCAGCTTACATGGTGGGCGTTGGTGATCCTCCGGCATATAACAACATTGAGGCACTCAACACCCAATATTATACACAGTGTTTGCAGAAGTATTTTGAAGCTATCGAGTTATTGTGTGATGAAGGCTTGGGATTGGTGGACGTCCCTAAGCGAACGCTCGGTAGTGAATTTGAACTTGATGATTTGCTGCGTATGGATACTGCAGCATTGATTGAATCGATTGATAAAGCTGTCAAGGCTGGTGCTATGAAACCGAATGAAGGGCGCAAGAAACTTAACTATGGTCCGGTGCCCGGTGGTGATGCCTGCTACTTGCAGCAACAGAATTTTTCTTTGGAAGCATTGGCCAAGCGCGATGCCAAAGATGATCCATTCGCAAAGGTAGCCCCTCCGGCAGCGGTTCCGCAACTGCCGAAGCCTGTTGATGATACTACAGATGAGGAGGCTTCAATGGATGATATTGAAATTTTTAAGGTTGCTTTGCGGTTGAAGATTGAGTCGCGCGCGGTGGCTTGAAATGAAAAGTCAAAACATAGCCGACCTTGTCGGGGCAATCGTAGCGCCTGTTGTGGGCGACTATGTGCGCGAATGTCGTGTTGCATTGCAAGAGAGCCGCACTGCAGTTGCTGAATTGACAGCGCGTCTAGCGACGTTGGAGCGTCAGACATTTGCTAATGCGATTTTGGAACCTGCTCAGGGATTGTCAGGCAAGGACGGCAAGGACGGCAAGGACGGTAAGGACGGTAAAGATTTTGATGTTGATGATGTTATACCTTTTATCAATGATCTGATTAAGCTTGATGTTCCTGCGCCGGTTAATGGCAAGGATGGCGTTGACGGCAAGGACGGTAAAGATTTTGACGTGTCAGTGGTGCCGCCGATCCTGCAGGCTATGGTTGATGAGTTGCCACTTATTGCGGGGCCAGCTGGCAAGGATGGTGTCAACGGCAAGGATGCTGAAGAAGTAGATAACGAGAAGCTGGCGCAGCGCACGGCCGCTATTCTTGAGCCGATCTTGCGTGCATGGCTAAGTGAGTTGGTTGACAAGGCAGTGTCACGCTTGCCTGTATCACCAGATAAGACACATGAGAAAAGTATTACGCCTGAGCAATTGCGCGAGATGGTTTATGAAGTTGTCTTATCCGTAATCAAACTCAATCCTCCGAACAATGGCAAGGATGGTAAAGATTTTGATATAGCTGAAGTGCTTCCGGTCTTGCAAGAATTGGTATCTGAATTGCCGCGTGCAGTTGACGGGAAGGATGGCAAAGATTTTAGTGTTGATGATGTGATACCTGTTCTGCAAGAAATGGTGAGCGCAATTCAAATTCCGGTGCCGACAAATGGCAAAGATGGTGTTGACGGTAAGGACGGCAAAGACGGCCTCAACGGACAAGATGGTAAGGATTTTGAACCAGAGTCTGTGCGGCACATCATTGAGGAAGTGGTCACTGCGCTGCCGCCACCAATTGACGGCAAGGACGGCAAGGACGGCAAGGACGGCAAAGACGGCAGGGATGGCAAAGACTTAGAACTTGCAGAAGTGTTGCCGTTTGTTCGTGAAGTTATTTCTCAGGAAATTGTAAAGATACCTGCTGGCAAGGACGGTGAGGACGGCGACGATTTCAATGTTGATGAAGTCCGTCCGATCATTGCTGAGATGATTGATAGCATGCCGAAAGCCAAGGATGGCATTGACGGCAAGGATGGTATCGGCCTTGCTGGTTTCTTTATCGATCGTGAGGGTCATGCAGTTGCAACCCTTAGCGACGGCACCGCGCACAAGCTAGGTGTCATCGTTGGCAAGGATGGTGTTGACGGCAAAGATGGCGCTCCTGGCAAGGATGGTAGAGATCTTTCACTCTCCAACCTTAGTTGTGAACTGGAGGAGAGAACGTTCAGGGTAAAGCACGAGAACGGCAACGTAATCTTCTCAAGCAAGATACCAGTGCCGCTGGATCGCGGCTCTTATTCTAATGAGAGGGTTTATGAGCAGGCCGATGAAGTGACATTCGCCGGTCAGGTTTATATCGCCACTAAGGATGAACCGCAGGGCAAGCCCGGCGAGACAACCGATTGGCGGCTGCGTAGTCGAAAGGGACGCGATGGACGCGATGGGAAAGATGGCGCGAAGGGTGAACGTGGACCGGAGGGGCCTGCGCACAACCCAAAGCCAGACTTCGGTAGGCACCCCACCGAATAAGAAACCTGATTGGTGGCCTGATTGGACTGGCAAGACTTGCGCTATTGTTGCTTCAGGCCCTAGTGCTGCCAAGACTCCTATCCATCTGTTGCAAAATCGTCGAGATATTCCTGTCATAGTGATCAACACCAGCTTTCAGCTGGCACCATGGGCTGACATACTCTATGCCTGTGATGCTAAATGGTGGGTCCTGCACGAAGGAGCGCCGGGCTTTCGTGGCATGAAGATCACACAGGAAAAAGAAGCTTGCCGCTTGTTCCCAGATATCAAGCGTATTTGGGTTGAACGTTTCGGAAATGAATTGTTGCTGACTACTCCTGGCTTGGTTGGTGCTGGCGGCAATTCAGGTTTTCAAGCTTTGAACTTGGCTGTGCAGTTTGGCGCTCTGCGCATCTTGTTAATCGGTTATGACATGCGGGTAGATATGGGCCATCACTGGCACCAACGTCACCCTACTCCGTTATCTAACCCTGATGCATTTGCAAATATTCCGAGGTGGCGTAAATCTGTTGACGGGGCATTGACTAAGCTGAATGAGCGGGGCGTCAAGGTTTTAAATTGTTCTCCAATAAGTTCGTTGACTTCTTATCCTAAGCTACCGTTAGAGAAAGCTTTAGAATTGACCTGAGAGTGGTCCCGATCCTTTCAGGTTGATCCTGGATCGGGGACGGATGTGGGCGGTGTAGCATCCCTTGTCCACATGTCTGCCCCGGTTCTTGATATAATGGAGTGGTTATGTCTGAGCCTATTCGAATCTTCATTGGTGTTGGAGCTAATGATGAAGATCTAGAATTTCAATCTGTACTGCATTACTCGTTGCAGCGTAAAGCTAGTCAGCAACTTGATATCACTTGGATGAGGCTGTCGCGCAATCAACAATCGTTCTGGTATTCTGATCCGCAGAAAATGCGGGGGTGGAACACCAAGACATGGCATACACCATTCTCAGCTTTGCGTTGGGGTGTTCCGGCTGCCTGCAACTTTCAAGGCAAGGCGTTATATCTAGATGTTGATATGATTGTGATGTCTGATATTGCTGAGCTTTGGAATCAGAAATTTGCAAATGGCGCTGGCATGCTTTCTAAGGTGCCAGACATTTGTGTTACGGTCTACAACAATGCTCAGATGCAGAATGTGTTGCCGCCTATCAATCAGCTCAAGACTCAGCCTGGTCTCTATCGACAGGTGCGTCACAAGGTGCTAAATAAAGCTGGAGTGATTCAGAGCTACAATGGCAACTGGAATTGTCTTGATCTTAAGCGAGATCGCGGTGGTGAGTACGCCAATGTAGAAGATCCAGAAATCAAGATACTACACTTCACTAAAGTTTCGACACAGCCACATCTTCGTCACGCGATACCGCGTTTGCGCAAGGAGGGGCGGAAGCATTGGTATGAGTCGAACAAACAAGAACCAATCCACAATCATCACCGCAAAGATGCCTACGTCTTCTTCGACAAGCTCCTCGCGGAAGCGCAAGCAAACGGCTACGGAATTGACAGATACCGTAATCCAGAAGGTCTCTTCGGAGACTACGGACGCGGCTAAATGTTTTGCTGATATTCGTAGATTACTTGAAAGAGCAGAACTAGAAATATCAATGGGATTACCTGTCGGCGGTTTGATGTACTTGATACGTATTGTTTGTGAAGATATTAGCAAGATAAATGTTCGGAGTTGAAAGTGGGCTTTGGTGACGAGATAATGGGGAGTGGGTTAGCTCGTGGCGCGAAACTTCGGGGTGAGAAAGTTGCTTTTGGTGCGCGCGGCAGAATCATGTGGTCGAAATATGCTGCACCGATTTATCTTAACAATCTCAATGTGGCTCGACCGGGTGAGGAGTTCAAAAACGCTGCCCTGAAGTGGGTTGCTCACTACCCTGGCAACCGCGCTTATAATCGCCTTGATCATACGGGTACTCGTTGGATTTGGAATTATGATTTCAAGGCGCAACCAGGAGAGATATTCCTTAGTTACAGCGAGCAGCGTGCAGCTGAGGCGGTGATACCGAAAGGCGTTGTATTGATTGAGCCGAATGTTCCAATGTGGAAGAAGGTTGCAATCAATAAGCTGTGGCGCGGATATCAAGAAGTTGCGAACAGATTGACCAAGCGTGGTATCGATGTCATACAGTTCGATTACCCTGGCATTGAGAACAGGCTGCGGGGCGTCAGGTTTGTTAAGACCCCGTCAATCCGCATCGGACTCGCTTATCTCTCAAGGATCAGCCTCTACATCGGACCTGAAGGCGGGCTTCACCACGGTGCTGCAGCATTCAATATTCCAGCCGTTGTTCTCTTCGGAGGGTTCATTCCGCCTGCAGTTACCGGGTATCAAACGCACGCGAATTTGACTGGTGGGACTGAGGCTTGTGGATCAATTTTCCGCTGCATGCATTGCGAGATTGCCATGAAGCGGATCAAGACAGATGAAGTTATGTCACATGCTTATAGATTGATGAATTATGAAGCTTGCTCGGTATGACATCGCACGTGATATTTGCAGCTTTGATTTCTATACTGTTGCTGTGATTGCTGCCGCCAGGGGCTATACGGGTTTTGTGTTTGATGGATTAGATAATCCGAAATGTGGTAAATGGTCTAAGGAAGCTGTTCTGTTGCGCTTCCATTCTATCATAAAGCCTGGACCTGCAATGTTGAGCATGTCTATGCAGTTCGGGGCTGGTGGAGATTACA